AATGTCAAGTGCCGCTGACCACTGAATTTTATAAAAATATAATGGGAAGCTTCCAGCAACTGTTTTCTTTTGCTCTGCGTCTATGTCGGCATTAGTCCACGCTATAACTCCAGAACGTGCAAGGGACTTTCCGTCTGATAAAGTTCCGTCTGAAACACTAGAAACACTTTTGTAACTGAATCCGTCCCACGCGTATACTGAAACTGTTGCGGCATTAGAATTAGTATAATTATCTGGGACAGCTACATATAAAGCAGTTTGTTTGGAAGTGAATCCGACTTCAAGATAGCTCGTACTTGCGAGTAAATTTAGGTTAGCATACGACCCTGTGTCGCTTTCTATATAACTACTGTAATTACTTACATTTAAAGTAATATCTGTTACCGCCGCACCAACAACTTTATAAGCAGCAGCTATATCCCTGAAATTTCCGTCCCAAACATCTATTATGTTCTGAAACGGAAGGTCTGCGGTTATGTGTGAAATCGTAGCAGTTCCGGCAGAAAGAGATACCAAATACCAGAATAAGTAGTAACCTTCGATGTATTTCTGTTTTGAAACTCCTACAGTTGAATCAAAGATAATACTCCCGTCTTGTGCTAGGGTTACACTATTGGCTGATGTAAAATCAGTAGCGGTTAGTGTTACCCATGAAGCTCCGTTAAATGTTTTAACCGTTGCTGTGCTTGCAGTAGAATTAACTGTTTCCAAATAGAACTTGAAACCTTCCGCTGGGCGAGTAGTTCCAATTAATAAATAAGGCGATACTTTTGATTGGTACGGTGCTGTCGGCGGAGTAAATGCTGAACTATGAAGCAATTCACCTTTCCAGATTGCTACTTCATCTATATAGCCCTCTAAATATGTTCCACCAGCAAGCCCTATCGTAAGGTCAGCAGTAACAGCACCTAAAGCTTTAGCCCCAACAGCAGTTGTCTCAGTTTTAGCCATGACAGCACCATCACAAAAAGCATACATCGTAGTTCCCCTACGTCCTATTTCATAATGATGCCAACCAGCAACATTAAAAGTTAACCCGGAGTTAAAAGTGTAATCCGCCTTTGTAACACCACCAACTACTTCTTTAAAATATACCATTGGAAAAACGGTATTATTAATAGTATTATAACCTAATTTTACATACCAATAATTGTTAGCATCGGCAAGCTGACCGATTATACCATAGGTCTTACCTTCGGTGATTGTTTCTAGGTAATGCTGAAAGCTTATGGTCATTGGGGCGGTGCTAAAACTAAAGTCTGCGTGGTCAGCTGTCGCAAAGTAATCATTTGTTCCATCACAATATCCTGACGACACACCAAACTTCTTTTGGGTAGTTGATAGTTTTGCACCGTTAGTCGGAGTAACTGTATGTGTTCCTACTGTTTCTGTAAATGGGTCGGTGCTGTTATTAGTTCCATTAAATTGTGCATAGAATTTTAACGTGCTTGAGCCACCAACCGTGAATATGTTTCCCTCAGTTTCTAAATCATTTCCAAGAGCAACAGTCAGGTCTTGCGGGTTTGTCGGCGTTGAATCTGAGTCTGTTAGCGTAGCGGTGCTTGAGATAATAGCTGCACATCTCTGTTCAAAACCGCCCCAAATACATACATCAACTCCGTTAGCGTAAACTACTTGACCGTTAGAAATCCCAGCAAACATTCCAGTTCCTGCACCGGAAGAATCAGTCCACATAGAAACTTGCGTAAACGTAGGATAACCCGCGCCTTGGTTGGCTGTTACAGAACCGTTAGTGAGCACCTCGCCATCTGTGTATGTTCCGCTACGACCAGTCACAACATAAGAAGTGGTTGATAGTTTTTTGATTATGGTGCATGTTTTTAAACTTGTTACACCAGTAACCGTATCACCTATTGCCCAAGCAGTAGCAGGTGCAACGTCAAGATACATTACTTCATTTACGTTTCCGGTATTTGGTATGGTGTTAGAGAGGCACGCCACCCCCGAATACGTTGCCGTTTGCCCTGTATATGCTTGCATTAATAAGTGACTTTCCGCGTGGAATGATTTCTCGAAATGATAAGCTGAACGCACTTTGCGATACGTGTCTAAAGCCGAAGTATTGATTTTAGTCATTCCCATTATTGAAGAGGGGTGATTATCTTCATATCTCATGTTAGTCATGGTTCTAAAGTTTTTACCAATCAATAACGGATTCGTTGATGTAACCAACTTACCGTCAAGAGGAAGACCCTTTAGTTCATATTCAACATTAGGCGCAGTTCTGATCTGCGGATTTAGTTTTGGTAATTGATATTGTAATATGTCTTTAGCCATCAACGAAATCTCACATCTTCTATTCCATTAGGAATGTTTGGTAAAAGTGCCATTGATAAGAAATCGAGGTCATTATTAAAAATGTCCATTAATTGCGCCGAAGCGTCAAATCTTCTATCCTGTTCCAACGCTCTCGCCGCTATGTAGTAAGTCAACATTCCACAAAACGCATACGGTACAGAAGGTACACTTGCGCCAGTAGTCATATCAGTAGGAATAGATGCAAGATAAACTGTAAGCGTGTAAACTTCAGGTGGGACAGGCTCTATCCCGATATAATTTCCAAACTCAAACCAATATTGCGGATAAATCCCATCTAAAGGAACATGCCCTAATTGTAGAGGAGTAATCTTAATTAAGGCTTTTTCATCATATTCTACTGCCAAACACTTATATCCGGTAAAGGAAACTAATCTCGTTAAAGCAGTTGTGGTTACGGTAGTAAATGTTCTATATCCGCCAACCCTCCATGCGATAGCCTTTATTCCTTCATTAGCGTAAACTAATAGCAAAGCGTCAGTCCAAAAACTTGCGCTCGACTCTCTAATTAATGCTCTAGCTTGCGCCATAATCGCAGTCCAGTTGTGGACATAGGCTGACATTATCTTGTCCTCACTTCATCGGGTACTCTTATATCTAAAGTTCTAGCAGGAATACGCCGTATGTGTTTGTCAATTAATTCCTGTAAAAGAATTGTATATTCGGCATATTTAAAAGCCGCTTCTGTATATAGTTGTGCTTTTAGTTTTCCCATCATTGCAACATACGGAACAATCGCCTCGTGGAATTCATACGGTATTTCTGGTACATCTGCGTTATCCGACATTTGGTCTGTCGGGTAAATTGAAAGATAAGCGTTTAATGTATAAGCATCATTGGGGATAGGTTCTATCAAAATATAATTTCCCCACTGCACCCAATATTGCGGTTTGGTTTCACCCCTCAATTTAATATGCCCGAAATGATGTGGTGTAATTCTCAAAGTAGATTGCGGAGCATACGGAATAGTTACATTTCTTTCATAATCTTTCCATACAACATCTGTCGTGTCTTTCCACACATTATCACTTGTGTCTTTGTAGTTTACATCTCCGCCAACAAGAACGGTTGTAGAGCCACTTTCAACTAACTCTACGGCGTTAACCTTAATTCCGGTAAAAGCAACGTATCTAACATCTTCTGTCGTGGTCAACTCACTGATTGATTCAAGACACCCTGTCTTATAAGCAATATCCCTCTCACCAGCGTTTATCCACATAAGAATCTCCGCATCAGAAAATAACGCTGCCGTTGATTCGTCTAGTAAAGCTCTTGAGGCTGTAATTAATTCTAGGGCGGTCATTACATTCTCCAGTTTAAGTCAAATTGTCGCAAGCGTTTTTTAGCAGTTACCTGATACCCGTATCCTTCAGGGCAAATGATTACATCATCATATCTCTTGACAGCACCGGGTTCTTTTTTTATTTCGTCAACACTCCAATATTTTTTTTCTAAATCAGTTTTATTCATTTTTAAACCGCTATCCCGTTTACTTTTGCTATATTCGCTACGGCTATGCCGTTTATCTTTGCTATGTTTGCGGAGGCTATGCCGTTTACTTTTGTGATATGAGTCCAACCACCCGCCTCTTCCTCATATTCCACCTCAACCCAATACTGGCAGCATCCGGCAGAGCCAGAAGGGACGTTATTGGTGTAGAAGAGTAAGTAGCACTTCACAGCAACACCTCTGCGGCTACTTCTTTAGCATGTATTCTTAATGCCTGATACGCCGCATATTCCTCTGTGCCGGGACTGGCAAGCTCGTTATTAATGAGGGCAATTT